CTTTTCAACTACAATTGGGACTATAAGCAATTAAGTGGGAGTGTCAACAGGAAATTTATTAAATTCTATACAGTGAGATTCTAGCCAATAGGCTTGTTTTGTTAGCTGTTCTATGCGTTTAGCCATAATGTTTTCTTGTATAACTATCGCATTTTGACATTTCTCCATGCTGTCATAAATGGCACCGTTATACCCTATGGTTGGTTTGCCATTAACAGAAATAAGAGTAAGTAAAAAAAATACTTTAAGCACCTGCGTCGCCCCAGCTTTCGCCGAGTTCGACATCAACTTTACTTGGTACTAACAACTCAACACAATTTTCCATAATATCTTTAATGTTAGCACTATCCTTCTCACTTGCAATAGAAAAATCTAATTCATCGTGGACTTGTATGTGGGCCGTGTACCCTTCTTTGTGTAAATTGACCATGGCTTGCTTTGTTTGGTCCGCAGCTGATCCCTGTATCAATCTATTTAAGGCTTTATATGTCCAGGCACGCTTGATCATACTTTCGCCATATTCATTTGTTGCCTCTTTTAAAGGTAGCGCTTTTGATCCCCATTCATTACTGGGTTCCCATAAATCAAAACGACAACGCCTTCCAAGGAGCGTACGAAGATAACCTTTCTTACCCGCCTTATTCATTGTGTCATTAATTAATTTTTTTACAAACGGAACACGCTCATGATACGCCACTAATAGGTCTGTCGCTGTTTCCTGGTCTACACCAAGCTGCGACATTAGTTTACCCTTACCCATACCATAGAATAGACCAAGATTTATGGTCTTTGCCTGTTTTCGACCAATATCAGCCATCTCAGCAACTAAACTATGAAAGTCGGTACTTTCCTCCTCTTGATAGGCTTCCACAAACTTAGAAGCTCCTGTGAAACTTTTTATTGCCGCATAGTGGACCACGAGCCGTGGTTCTTGTTGCGAGTAATCAAATATACCCCATTGATGATTTTTCTCAGGAATAAATATAGATCTAATCAAGGGGCCAATGATTTGGTTCCTTGCAGGAATTTGCTGTAAGTTTGGATTAGAATAACTAAACCTCCCTGTTACTGTTCCTCCTTGATCACTTCTCATTTGATGTATCTCGGCGTGAATTCTTCCCCGGTGTGAATGTTTTAGAATACTATCTATAAATGTGGTTCTCGCTTTATTAATTTCTCTGGCTTTGACCACCATCTTCGCCAAAGGAGACTCATGACTTGATAAAAAGTTTTTATCGAAGCTTGGTTTCCCTGTTTCAGTGTGATTGTAAGGAATCGATAGTGCATCAAACGCTTTCGCCACGCTAGCCGCAGCCCAGATCTCCACAGATGTACCTGCCAGTTTCTTAATCGATTGTAAAAGTTTTTCTTCTTCTTTTTGTAAATCATTTTTTATTATCTCCGCTTTGTCAAGATTAACTCGAACGCCTTTGCGTTTCATTTCAAATAACACAGGAAACAAGTCAGTTTCCAATTGAAAAATATTTATTAAATTTTGTCCTGCAATTTCTTTTTGCAGATGTTGCCACAAGCGTAGCGTTACAGCAGCATCTTGCTCTGCATAAGTTCCAACATGTGAGGCTGGAAGCTTCCATAAATCCGCTTTTGGATCTAAGCCCCACATTTTTGCCGCTTCTCGTAGTTGGGTTTCCGATTTAGACTCTTGTAGATAATCCTTTACTAATGAGTTTAGGTCAAATCGAAACCTGTTTTCATCCACTATAGGAGCAGCAATTAAAGTGTCTATTATTTTTCCCTTGATGTCAATATCCATTGTTGTTAACCAGCCCACATCATAGAAAGCATTATGAAAAATATAGTTGACAGACTCGTACGAACACTGCTTACGCAACCACCTGGTAACTAACTCTTTATCCATATTGGGCGGTATTTCGTGGGCAATGGGATAGTATCCTTCCCACCCGTCTACAGCTATAGCAATCCCTACTACTTCACCGTGCTTACGAATATATCCTGGACCTTTATTCTTTAATTCTGGATCTCGTGTCTCTAAATCAATAGAGATCTCATCATAACCTGATAGATCAGGGAAAGTATCAGGCTGTACCCATTCACTAGGCATGCGGTGTACTTTAGGAAACCAGTTAGGTTGAGTTTTCATATTTCTATTTTATCTTCTTTGTTAACAGTATTTTTTAATTCAATTACTTTTTCATTTTCATAATCTGAAATTTTTTTCATTGTAAATACTGCCGTATATATTTTTTCAATTCTATTTTTTTCATTTTTTGAAACCCTATGAGCTGATGTTTTAGCATCAATAAAATAATGCTCTTTTGTTTTATTATTAAACATTACTAAATCAATTGGCCCACAGCTTGAAAGATTTCTAAATACTTCCCATCCCTTTTTCCATAAATATACACTCATTTCTAATTCTGTAATATCTCCTTTACGAGATCCAGCGAAAGGAACAGAGCTAACAGAAAGTCTAGGACTATAGTATGATGTACCTACTTTAAGTCTTTTAACCCTTCTTTCTACAGACTTTGTTGTTCTACCTAGCTCTTCTGCTATCTCACCATAAGTAAAACCTTTTTCTCTACTTTCTTTTATGATTAGATCTTCATCTAAATTATAAGCTAATCCTCTACTTGTACGATTTAGGCTATATTTATTTTTCATTTTTTTCTTTCCTCATGCCATTCTGCAATAGCTTCAGATGTTTTTCTTCCTCTTCTCTCGCCTTCTGCTTCAAACGAATGATTTTTCTTATTTGTTCTTGCTTCTATTTCCCCTGCTATAGCGGCGTAAGCTGCCATATCAAGATAACTATCTTTTTTATGCTGGTTCATGAGCCGTGCTACTTTTACCAAGGCCATACAAATAGCGACATCGTGCGCTGTAATTTTTTTCTTTAAAAATACAGACCAGAAGTCAGCAATATTCTGATGATTTTTTAATTTGTCACCGTAGTCTGTTTGTCTATCTCCCCCAATAAGTTTTGTTGCTTCTTTTAAAAGGTCTTGTGAAATCATGCACAGTTCCTTTCATGAAAGAAAATAGGTTCATATTCAAACTGTCCTTCGGTGCGGTGAATAATATGTAATTCTTTTTTCGCTCTTGTCGCTCCTACATAAAATACTCGTGCTTCATCATCACGTCCTTGTTGATTTTCCGTTGATGCTTTGTATGGTCCATAAGAGAGATCGGTAATTAACATAACATTATCTCTTTCCCCTCCTTTGCTTGCATGAATGGTGGAGACTTCAATACGAGGAATCGTATCAAGTTTATTTCCAGAACGCATAATAGATCGTAAATATTTCTCCCTTTTTACTAAACCTTTTCCGTTTAACATATCGTACCACGCTATCTCTTTCACCCTTGCTGTCCTTGTACTTGATAACTTAATTTCTTCTCTTAAACCATATTGTTTAATGAGAGTATCTAAATCGTAAAAACCTTCTGGCTGTCCTTTAAAGACACCATAATTTCTTTTTATTCTTGTGCTATCCATATGATGATAAACAATATCACAATCGACACCTGAAATTTTCTCTCCTTTTTGTAAATTTGTCCAGGCACGAATAGCTTCAATAAACCGAAAACTAATAACAGAAGATCCGTAACGTTTATACAACCACCCGTATGTTTCCAGTGCTTCTGATACTTGCTTCACAATTTCGTGCGTCCTGCATAAAATAAGCCAGTCACCTTCTTTCAATCCTTGATTTAAAGGTCTGATATTGGATACTTTTCTTTTTCCTTCTTCATCACGGGGTTGATATTCTTTTGGTATTCTTTGTGAAATAGACTGTGCTATTTTTGTGGCTAAAGTGTGTACACTGATTGGGATACGATAGGATTGCGTTAAAGGAACAATTGTGTTTTCATTATGGCGGTCAGCCATTCTAATAAAATGTTCAATGTCCGCTCCTGCCCATCTGAATATTGCTTGGTCGTCATCCCCTGCTATCCATGTTTCTAGCGCTCCTGATTCTTGTTGTAACATATCAACGACATGCCATTGCTGTGCTGATAGATCTTGAGCTTCATCTATAAATAAATATTTTAATTTTGGAGCGTTGCGCTTTTTAATAAAGTTAACGAAGTAATCAACGTATTCATACTTGTCTCTGTCTTCTTTAAACTTACGCAAGTCTAAATCCATTTGTTCAATCATTTGCCGTGCGCCGTAGTTGTTGAGCGTTTTTTCCCGGAACACTTTATATAAACGATCTTCATCGTTAGGAAACTTAGCGTAGGCTAAATTAATAATGTCCTGATACTCACTCTTCGCTGTTGGCATCGCAATATCAACACCGTTTCCTTTACGCATTTTATTGACATATTCGTGCGCCGTGATCCGTGAAAGGTCGGCGTAGTCATTATCATCCATGATCTGTGACTGTTGTAACTGTAATCGTTTGTAGGCTAAACTATGAAGCGTAGAGAAATAAGGAAACATAATTTTCATTTGTTCTTTACTTAAATTATCTCCCTCCATAACTCTGTCTCTAATCTCTTCCGCCGCTTTAACGGTAAAACTAAAATACCCAATTTCATTTGGTGTACATGTTCCTGATCTAATAAGATCATTAACCTTGGTTTTTAAGTAGGTAGTTTTTCCTGTCCCTGGAGGACCAATGACTATGTATCTATGCATCTTCTACCTCCAATATTGATTTTGCTATGTAATAAGGGATATGTGGTATGACAGAATTACCTAACGCTTTAAGTCGGTGTGTCCTGTCGGATACCCCATGAGCCACTCTACCCACGTCGGGTTCAATGTTCCACCATCCAAAGGCTTCCTCACTTCGGGATGATTGCCTAACATTTTCTGCATCTTCGCTCCAGGTCTGCCTGCGGCGTCCTCGTTCGCTGTCGGTGTTGGCCAGTTCTGTACCGCTGCTGTTAAGTTGTGCTGAGTAGCTTCCCTTAGTCCCTTTCTTTTTATCAAGGTGTCTAGATTCTCTTGTCCTGATACTCTCGGAGTTGGCCACATTATGGGATGTTTCTGTACTGCATGTCTCAGTGCGTATTGAAGATTCACTCCGTTCTCTTCTTTCTTCTTCTTTGCTCTTATTTTCCAAGCTTCTAGTGTTTCGCTCTTGTTCATCAGATGATCCGAATGTACCGGAGTTGGCCATAGTCGTGGTTCTTTCACTTGGTCCTGAAGTCGTATCTGGATTGATTGGCCGCTCGGTCTTTTCAAATGTCCCTCGTCCAGTGCTTTCTGTATTCCTGGTAAATTGCTCCCCCCAGCTGCGGCGTCTGGTGTCCTCCACATCGTCATGTTCGTTACGGGTTCCCCGTATTGCACTTGCTCCGCTAAAGTTCCTGGTGGTACTGTCGTTCTCCCTATGCTCTTTCTGTATGCTACTCTTTTCTCCATCGACTCCTTTGATCTTTTGTGAATCATTGTTGTGCTGGGAGTAAGCCACTGTCCAGATTCTTTCTCTTTGGTGGTTGGCGCCAACGCTAGAAGCTGAAATACTAAACGTCCTGAGAGAGTAGCCTTCACTTTCCAAGTCCTCTTGCACGGTGTCAAGACCGAGTTTAATGTGTCCACTAACGTTTTCTCCAATAATCCAAGTGGGCCTGAGTTCTTTGATAAGTCTAAAATACTCTGGCCAGAGGTGTCTCGGATCTTCAACACCTTTTTTAAGTCCAGCGACGCTAAAGGGTTGGCACGGGTATCCACCTGTGATGATGTCGATGTTATCAATTCCATCTGCTTTAAGTTTGTCATATGTTAGCTCCTTTATATCATTATATACAGGCACTTCTGGCCAGTTCTTATTTAATACTTTTGTACAATATTTATCTATTTCACAAAAAGCCACTGTCTTAATTTGTTGAGTTGCTTCTAATCCTAAAGAAAATCCACCTATTCCGCTAAATAAATCTAAATGTCTCATTAATATGCCTCCTCCTCACTAAAGTCTTTCTCACTTAATTTGTATTCTGAATCGAGGATCGTTGTTGGTACTTTCCAACAATGCTCCACATTATTATTAACTTTTAATTTAGCTGTTTTTCCCTTAAATATTTCAAACACTTTATATTGAGCGCTATCCGTAAGTTTTGTAAATCTTTTTGTCTTTAAGAAATCACGCAAAGATTGTGGCTTAAAAAAGAAGCTATCTTTGTATTCAAAAACCATTCCTGCTAAGACATCTTGCCTATCTTTTGCTCCTCTATTATTAGCTAAAAATATTTGTAATTGATTTAAATACTGTCCTTTCGCTGTTACTTCTGCTGGTTGATAAATATAGTCGTCCTTAGTCATGTTATCTATCATTCCCTGTACCATATCAGCCCAGACCGGGGGAGTTACGGGGCGAGGGAATTCATTTGCTTGCTCTAAACATTCTTCAACATATAGATTGTGATTTTTTAATTGTTTTTTATTAAGTACAATGACTTTACCGTTATGTGTTACTTCCCATTCTGATTCATCGGATACCCATTTTTTCATGTTTCCTATGTCATTAGATCCTGCGTTACCTATTCCAAACTTTTGAGATTGACATTTAATTTTTTCACATACTAATGCAAATTCACCTATTAGTTTTTCATTCCCGTCCTCATCTTGTTCCCGCAAAGGGCATTGATAAAAATATTTTTCTTTCTTTGTCTGTGAAAATATTGTTTGCACCTCTCTACTAGGTAAAGGAGGTTTACAATATTTATTATTATATTCGTCTAATTTGTCTTCTAATGTGTCTGGAAAACGTTGATTTAAATAAACACCTAATTGCATCATCGATACATTTCTCCCTGGAGTTTTTTTCGCTCCTTCTTTAAATCCTTTTAATGCTAGCGTCACTAAGCACGGAGGAGCGCCTTTGAAATCATCATTCTTTTTTTTAATAATTGGTTTTTCGATAACCACCTTGCTTAATTGCGATACGACTTTTGTTTCATAATGCTTTATAAAGCTACTAAGTTCAATCAATGCATTACCTTCGTCATCAAACGCATATCTTGTGGGAAATTCTGGATGGTTATAGGGCAAGTTTAAAAAGTTGCCTGTACCTCTGGGGTTCATTTGAATTTGCTTTGGAAATATCTCACAGTCACCATAGCCTAAAACTACAGCTATCTCTTTTAATTTTATTTGCATATCTTTTGCACTCACTGGTTCGCTTACAAATAAAAATATATGAGCTCCCCCACTTTTTGATTTACACACAACTAGGGGTATTTTCTTTTCGACAATTTTTTTAATTAATATTTTATGATCAAAACCATCGTAGGTATCAACATCTATGGCACCCCATCTACATTGATTATTATCATCAATAGGAATAATACCTAAAGAAGGCTCTCTTCCTTCTAAATGATTTATCCATTTATCTTCTGTTAACTGGTCTGCAATAATCCAAGATCTGCCTTCTAGCTTTCCTGCATTATTCTTTTCTCGGCTTTGCGTCTGCCCGTAAGCTCTGTCTAAGCCAGAAAATATTTCAATAAACTTTGCCTTGTCGTCCATAAATCTTTCTCATTCATATATTTAAAGGGGCAACGGCGGTCGCCCCTTTGTTTAAAGTTTTTTTAATAAGGTGCTTTTTCACCTGTGTCAACATCTTCGTCTTCATGTTTTATCTTAACTTCGCCTTTAGCTACACTTTCACCAAATGCTTTCGCTGCATGATAGGTATCAATATTTTCAACAGCACCAACCCTTGAAATATCCCATCCAAACCAATTACCTAAATTGTTAGACTCTGCTACCGTTTTAAGTGTGTAAAGGTGAGAATAGGAAGGTGGTGTGAACAATCCGTTTGCCCCTTTCATTTTAAGCCCCAGCATAAGGGAGTTCCATCTTTTGGATTTCTTACGCTGGGTGCTTTTCATTGCTACTAAAACTTGGGAGGAAGTTCCGTCAGCACCAATGACTAGGCAGTAATGATTAGCCGTATCTTCGATATAGTTGCCATTAGCAAGTCTATCTTTACGTTGATCATCACGTGTTGTTTTAGAAAGTATATCACTTTCCGCTGGATAAATATTAACGGGAGCACCACTGCCCTCGCCTCTATCTGTCCACTCTATGTACTGGCGTTGATAAGCACAAGGTATAACCCCTACACCTGCTTCGCCGTCATATATTTCTTTTGTAAGCGTATTGTAGATCATTCCACTTTCCGCTCCCTCTATGTAAAGAGGATCTCTTTTCTTAATCTGTGGTGATGTATCACTCAGAATTCGAAGAAAAGGTATTGCAAGATCGTCCATCCCCAGATTGCCTAATCCTTGATTAGCATCTTTCTCAAAAATGCTAGAATCAAACTGAATAATGTTCGTTTCTTTTTCGTCGTTTTTCTTTATAGCTTGTGCCATATTTACTCCTTATTTTGTTTTTTGTCGGCTGATTTTTGTTTTTCGACCAAAGTGCAGAAAAAATAAATCTTCTGGCAAACTTTTGCCTTCTTCATGCCACTTTGTTACAGTGGCTTTCAGTGTACCAGCGTGCACCGAAACTTTTACTTCAGGAATTAAGCCCATCTCTTTAATTGCCTCTTCGAGTTGTTTTGCTTTTGTGCCTTCTCCCTTACCGAAACGCATAGCTACTTGGTTTTTAATAATATCGCCTAAGCCATTATCTTCTAACCATTCATAACAAGCAGCCTGTCTCTTTAAATCTTCTTTTGGTATAGAACAGTGAATGTTCTCTACAATTTCTACTTTTGATCCATCATACATTTCTGTTGATGTCATTCCTAATTCTGTCATTTTTTCGGGAATAATTTCCTCGGATAATTTTCGCAATTGATCTTTATAATTTTTTAATTGATCTTCTTGCGCTTCAATTGAAGCCTCTAATGCTAGTTGTGTTCTTAGTAATTCCGCTACAGATTCTAGACCTGTTTGTTCTATGTTCGCTACTGCGTCACCTTCAAAGTTTATCTTGCTCATCTATTTCGCCTTTCTCGTTAA